ATGAAAGAAAGAATTTTAGTAACCGGTGGAACTGGTTATATCGGTTCTCACACTGTAGTAGAACTTCAAAACAGTGGATACGAAGTAATCATCATTGATAACCTCTCAAACTCAAATGCTGACGTAGTTGATAATATCGAGAAAGTATCTGGTATACGTCCCGTTTTTGAAAAACTTGATTGCTTAGATTTTAACGGTCTTGATGCCGTGTTTACCAAATATCCAGGTATTAAAGCAATTATTCATTTTGCTGCCAGTAAGGCAGTAGGCGAATCTGTTCAGAAGCCATTGCTTTACTACCGCAATAATCTTGTTTCTTTAATCAATCTGCTTGAATTGATGCCTAAGCACAATGTAGGTGGCATTGTATTTTCGTCTTCTTGCACTGTTTATGGTCAGCCCGATGAGCTTCCCGTAACAGAACAGGCTCCTATCAAGAAAGCTGAATCTCCTTATGGAAACACGAAACAGATAAACGAAGAAATCGTTCGTGATACAGTAACTTCCGGTGCTCCGATCAACGCTATCCTGTTGCGTTATTTCAATCCGATAGGTGCGCATCCTACTGCGTTGTTGGGTGAACTTCCTAACGGAGTTCCTCAAAACCTGATTCCTTATCTGACTCAAACAGCAATCGGTATCCGTAAAGAGCTTAGTGTATTTGGTGACGATTATGATACTCCTGACGGTTCTTGTATCCGTGACTTTATCAATGTTGTAGACCTTGCCAAGGCACACGTAATTGCTATTAAACGCATTCTTGAGCAAAAACAAAAGGAGAAAGTAGAAGTATTCAATATTGGTACAGGTCGTGGCTTGTCTGTATTGGAGTTAATAAATGCTTTTGAAAAAGCTACTGGTGTGAAGTTGAACTATAAGATTGTAGGACGCCGTGCCGGTGATATCGAAAAAGTATGGGCTAACCCGGATTATGCAAATAAAGAACTGGGTTGGAAAGCTGTAGAAAGTATTGAAGATACTTTACGTTCTGCATGGAACTGGCAGCTGAAACTCCGTGAGAGAGGCATACAATAAGAAGAGTTTATGTTACATTAACATACAAGAAATAAACAAATACATAAGTTATTTGTTTATATAGTGCAAATCGGCCTGAAGCCATTTATGTATATGTGAATATCCATACTCGGTACATATGCCTCCCCGGCATAGACAGGTAAGATTGCATAGTAGTTTTGTCGTGTTTTATTTTGTGTTTGTGTTGTGACGGTACTACGACGTGAGTCGTGGTACCGTTTTATGTTATATCCTATCTTATTTAATTTTGATATTTCTTTTTTGCTTACCTTTGCAAGTATTACTTTTATGAATACGACATGTATCTGACACTTTTTCTCAATTTTGTAAAAATAGGAATGTTTACCATAGGAGGTGGGTATGCAATGATTCCTCTAATCGAGCGCGAGATAGTGAAGCGCCAATGGATGACTAAGGAAGATTTTATGCAGATGTTTGCTATTACACAATCTTTGCCGGGAGTCTTTGCTGTTAATATATCAATCTTTGTAGGTTATAGGTTGAGAGGCTTCTGGGGAAGTTTAGTTTGTGCTTTGGGTACTATTTTACCTTCATTTGTTATTATCCTGATTATTGCTTTGTTTTTTGATAAGTTTCAGGATAATCCATATGTTATCAGAATATTCAATGGCATTCGTCCGGCTGTTGTGGCGTTGATACTGGTGCCTTGTCTTTCGGCTATAAAGGCTATTCGCATGGGATATATGGAGTTGATTGCTCCGGCAATAGGTACGGTATTGATATGGAAAGCCGGTGTATCGCCGGTATATATTGTGTTGGCCGGCATCGTTGGGGGATTGGTATATACACTGTGGCTAAAAGATAAATTGAAAGGAAGACGTGTATGATTTATTGGCAACTGATATGTGTTTATCTGAAAATTGGAGTATTTGGTTTTGGCGGTGGATATGCAATGCTCTCTCTTATTCAGTTTGAGATAGTAGAGCGTTATCATTGGTTGACGCTTCAACAGTTTACAGATGTAGTAGCAATCTCGCAAATGACTCCTGGTCCAATCGGCATAAACAGTGCAACTTACATAGGTTATACGGTAACAGGTAATATATGGGGTGCTGTTATTGCTACTGTAGCGGTCTGTCTGCCTTCTTTTCTGATGGTATTGTTTATCTCTTATTTCTTTGTGAAATTCAAAAACAACAAATATGTCAATGCCGCCATGTCGGGATTACTTCCTATGTCTGTAGCTTTGATTGGGGCGGCTGCTTTGTTATTGATGAATAAGGATAATTTCATTGATTACAAAAGTATCCTGATCTTTGTTGCAGCCTTTTTTCTGACCTGGAAATATAAGGTCCATCCGATTCTGATGATTCTACTGGCGGGAGTAATGGGATTTATTCTGTATTGAAGGATTCAGATTAAATAAATAAGGAACGCAGACTGTGCGCCCGCGTTCCTTATTTACTTTATTCGAAGTTTATAGTTTTCCTTTAAATACAAAACTTCGTTCGCCAAAGTTAATATCCGGTATTGCGATATCCGGAGCAAACAATCCAAAGACTGATGACCCCGAACCACTCATAGCGGCGTATATCGCTCCATTTTTATACAATTCTTCTTTTATTTCTCCAATAACAGGATATTGCGGGAATACACTTATTTCAAAATCATTCACCATTTGTTCTTTCCATTCACTGACGGGATGAGTTATGATTTCTTTTAATGAATATTCCGGTTCGTGAGGCCTGACCAGGGAGAAGGCTTCCCGGGTGGAAACGAAGATATCCGGTTTGACTAACAAAATCTGATAACCCTTTAAAGAGAGTGAAAGAGGGGAGAAGATATTTCCGATTCCTTCTGCATAAGTTGGGGTATTCTTTATAAAAAAAGCACAGTCGGCTCCTAATGTAGCTGCATATTCCTCTAATTTTTCATCTGTTAGCTTCAATTCAAATCGTTCATTCAAGAGTTTCAACATGAAAGCTGCATCCGAAGATCCTCCCCCCAAACCGGCACCCGATGGAATATGTTTGTATAAATGAATATCTACCGGAGGGAGATTGAATTCTTTATCCAATAATAAATAGGCTTTTACCACAAGGTTGTCTTCTGCATTTCCTGTTATTTCCATACCAGCCTGATGCAAAGCAAACTTCTTATCTGTACTATTATTCAGCACATGAATTTCCAACGCATCTTCTATCGGTACGGGATAGAAGACGGTTTCCAGATTATGATATCCGTCTGGACGTTTGGCTGTAATATTTAGTCCCAGGTTTATTTTGGCATTTGGAAATGTGATCATCTTTTTATTTACGATTTATTCCCTACAGTTATGACTCTCATTGGGGGATAATAACATAGGTACGTTTACGATGTTTATGAACGACGATGCAAAGTTAGTAAATTCTTCATTATTATATTCTATGTTTTAATCTGTTGAGGAATTAATTTCTTACAAGTAAAGGATAAGATACTCTTGTGTTGTACACTATGTATTCTTTTAATTGAAAGAGTACGTATTTAATGTTGACTTAAAATGCATATTAACAGTGTGTTAAGTACGTACTTTTGAAAGGGGAAACAAAGTGTTTTTTTAAGATGCACAAAGATAACGCAACCATGCTAAAAATCAAATAGTTATAAAACATATTTTTTAGTAAGGCGGTAAAAGGGAAGCAAAGGAAAACACATTTGGAAGTGAGTTACGTTACCAAATCGTAACTCACCCCAAATAGCATCAAGACATGATTTAATGGTTTAATTTTCAGTTTATTGCCTGCCTTTGCATAACCTCAAATAACTCAACAACAATTAAATTTGTAACTAAAAAAAGTTGAGTTATGAGAAGTACATTCAAGGTGTTATTCTACACCAAAAACCAGTCAGTGAAAAACGGTAAGGCACCAATCATGGGCCGTATCACCATTAATGGAACCCAAGCCGGTTTCAGTTGCAAGAGAGAAGTGTCCCTTCCTTTGTGGGACGTGAAAGCCAACCGGGCAAAAGGCAAATCCGAAGAAGCCCGCACGTTGAATCAGGAGCTTGACAACATCAAGGCGCAAATCACCAAGCACTATCAGTACATTTGCGACCATGACAGTTTTGTCACCGCCAAGAAAGTCTATAACCGCTATGTTGGTTTCGGGGATGATTACCACACTCTGATGGGGCTGTTCAGAGAACAGCTTGAATCCTACAAGGAAAAGGTTGGAAAAGGAAAGGCGGAGAGTACCTATCGCGGACTGGTCGCCGATTACAAAAGTCTGTTGCTGTTCATGAAGAGCGTGAAGAATATAGAAGATATTGTCATAGACGAACTTGAAAAATCATTTATCGAAGATTATTACACATGGATGATCGGCACGAACGGGAGTGCCAGTTCCACAGCCTTCAACCGTGTAAACACCTTGAAATGGCTGATGTATATCGCACAGGAAAAAGGCTGGTTGAGAGTCCATCCTTTTGTCTCATTCGAGTGCCTGCCCGAATACAAAAGACGGTCATTCCTTACCGAAGAAGAATTACAAAGGCTCATTCATGTGGAACTGAAATACAAGCGCCAGCGTGCCATGCGCGATATGTTTCTCTTTATGTGCTTCACCGGACTTGCCTACGCAGACCTCAGAGCCATTACTTATGACAATATCCATACCGATTCCGACGGAGGCACATGGCTGATGGGCAACCGTATAAAAACCGGAGTGGCATATGTCGTAAAACTACTTCCCATAGCCATCGAACTGATTGAAAAGTACAGAGATGCGGATGAAAAGAAAGATTCTCCCGATTGCGTTTTCCCCGTAGGCGAATACAACACGATGTTTCTCAGCCTCAGAATTATCGGCAAAAAGTGCGATTGCCATACCGAAGTCACCCCGCATATCGGACGCCACACATTCGCCGTTCTGGCCATCCTCAAAGGGATGCCGCTGGAAACCCTGCAAAAAGTGTTGGGGCACAAATCCATCCTTTCCACACAGATATATGCCGAACTTATCAATCCGAAAGTGGGCGAGGATACAGACAAGATATGCGAAAAGATAGGCCATGCCTACAAACTTGCCATATAGCATGACTATAAAAAGGAACGTTCCCCCAAGCCCGCAGGCCGGAAGGAACGTTTCCTTTCCTTTTTTGAATTACTTATTTTCTGAACCGCCTGAAATCCCTGTAGTTCTTTTTCAACACCTCATAGAGTCCGCTCTCCGGATAGAGCAGTTTTCCGCCGATAGTGGTATAGGGTACCGCCTTCTCATCCCTCAGCGTTTGCAGCGTGCGCCGTGAAATGTGCAGCATGGCGCATACGTCATCCCCGGTCAAGTAATGTTCGTCGGCAATCGTCGGGCGTATCCGTGCCGTCGCATCCTCCACCGCTTTTCCCGTTCTCTTAATCCATCCGGTCAGTTCCTTGAACTCTTCCGAATCCCTTGTGATAATCTCCGCCATACCTTTATTTCCTTTTGGTTAGTCCGCTTTCCAGAATCTCCTGAATATCCACTTCCCGGTAGAAGAACTTTCCTCCTATACTCGAGTAAGGGATAAGTCCGTTGTCCCGATAGTTTTGCAGGCATCTTTTCGATATGCCCAGTGCCAGGCATACATCCTGCGCATCCATTCATTTGTCCGGTGCGGGCGGGGCAATCCTTTTCTGAAAGTCACCCATTTGTACGGCCAGCGTACTGACCAGCTTCCTCAACTCTTGATACGCACTTGTTTCAATAATCGTCAGTTCCATACTAAAATCACTTTTAAGTTTTTGAATATACGGCAAAATAAGGCACATCTTACATACCTTCCAAACCTCTTAAATCAAAGTCACCCGTTGGCGTGCATTGACCTGATAAAACAAAAGCCTGTTGCTGCATCCACGCAGCAACGGGCCTTCCATCCTTTTACTTGTCTTTTGTTATTCTACATCTTTCTGCCTTTACTCTTTTTCGGTATTTCTTTTTCAACCTTCATTTTCGGAATGGCATCTTCTTTCTGCCGTGTATCGGGAAAATGCTCATACAACAGTTTTCCGGCCAGTTTCTTCGCCTTCTCCTGCATCTCGTCATACACATCCCATCTGTCCCGACTCAGCAGCTTGTTTTCAATTCTTTCAAATTTCTCATGAAAACTGAAATTGTCCGGATACTCGTCTGTCAGTCCGTCCCTCGGATAACCCTTGTCCATGATATACAGCAATGTCATCCGGTCATAGTTATCCATGCTCCGAGCTAAACCAAGCCCCTTCTCATTATCCGTCAGCCGGGCATAATTCTCCCATGTGGGTGAAAGATCATACTCCTCTTTGTCCGTAACACTTTTCAAAGCCGATTTATCCAGAAAGGCATCTGCCGGAATCTTCTCCATTGGTAGCAGACTGTCATAATTATCATAACAGCGGTTTATTTTCCCCGCCATCAGCGAAGGCCATCCCCGAAGCTCATATACCGTCAGCGACTTGCCTTCAAAGTCCGGCTCAAAGAAACGCCTCTCGATATTCGCCTCCATAAAAGCTCCATATTGGTGGTTTCCCTTATAATCCCGGCTGAAAAGCAATACTCCCTTGTCTGTTTCAACACCCGTATAAAATTTGTTCCCGTGTTCCAAGTCATCCAACATATCCGCCACCGCTACGGGTGATGACTTTATTTCTTTCCACATTTTCGGCGTGAGCCAGCGGGTATAAGTCTCATCCTTCGAAAACGGGTCTATTTCATTTCACAGGCAATACACTACTTCCGACAGACGTTGGTATCTCTGTAAAATGATTCCATGCTCGTCCATCGCCTTTTCCAGCCTTTTCAGATAATCCTCATTGTTCCCTTCCTGCAAGGGAGGTACGATACCCATATCGGGCACATTATAATACATCAGGCCCATAGCCGGCATTTCCTCGCTTTTCAATGCCTTTTCCACATCCTTCTGCATGAACTCTTGAAAACCTAACTCACCCGTACCTTTCATGCTGATATGTACGGGATTGAAAAATTTGTCCACAGTTATATATACGCTGCCACCTTTTATCGTTCCGTTCTGTTCATTTTCCATATATTAAAGAATTAAATATTTATACCCTGTCCTTTCTTTTTAAACGGTATCCTTGTTTTCACTTCCGTCTCCGGGAACCTTGCATTATCCGGTCGTGTAACCAGCAGCGAAACAATCCGTTCCTGCTCCTTTGAGAGTGGCGTACGCATCAGTTGCAAGTTTCTCAGCCGGTTAAAGTTTCTCAGTGTAGGTGCCATGTCGCACCGCTTCGTGCAAATCCCGTATCGGAGTATATCCGGTGAAGCAGTCTTGCAATCCCCGATTTCCGCCCGAAATTCTGCATCCAACGGTGCCACCTCATGGAACCTCAATTCCTCCGGCTTTCGTTTCCCATCGAAAAAGTATCCGGTCAAATCGTTCAGAAACTCATCCAATGCCTTGTCCCCTTTGTCCGTTTTTCCCAGTAGCAACACCTTCTGTCCGTATTCTACTGCCGTACAAGTAGGAAAAACGGCCAGTCCGTTCCTTATCACGTCCCCGTTCATTCCGAAACGGTGCCCCAACCGCCTGTAGTCATCATTCTCCAATAAGACCGTATGTTCCGCCGATGACGACAGTTGTACGATACCCCTTTCCTCACAGAATGCCGCATCCCGCAGTCTTACCACACCCGAAGGATGAATCCTTTCCCGTTCCAATACCGGCGTGAGCCGTTCCAGATAATTCGCATTATCCGTTCCGAGTATGGG